GCCATCGCTGCTGTGTCGATAGAGCCACCTAAAATCCTGGTGGCAACCAATTGAACACTATCAATTACCTTTGTGACAACTTTTCGGAACATTACACCCGCTACGAACACGGTGACATAGGTGATCACATTCTCACCAAAATGTCTAGCGACCGGTTGGACAACGCCTTCATTTCTTCCTATTGAAGAGCGCATAGTGTTGTAGCTTAAGTAGAACGGATTATATGCTGTTATGTACTCCATATGTTCTACTCTTTCTTTTGCGGAGTATACTGAAAGAACTGCGACCAACTTTGTCTGGTACAATTTCAACTCCCTGGGATAACGCTCAAACAATATTACCATGTCTGGGTTATTTTGCAACTGAGTTCCTACTTGGTTTTCTAAGGCGGCGAGTGACATTTGAGAGTAACTTCCTCTCTGTTGGAATGCGGACAACACAGACCACAAACTGGCAGGTATAAAAATGTTGATATCTCTCGGTGCTCCTACAAGATATTCCAACAACGCTCTGATCCAGTTGTAGTCAGCGACATGTGCCCATAAAAAGCGTTTTAGGGTATCGGGTTCTTCAACCTTCACCTCGATAAACCTCTGAGGCAAGATGGGCGGGACTTGAATGATAGGCATCATTCCGACATTTTCGAACTTAACAATGTAATACTGACCCCAATTTCGTTTGATAGTCCAACTAATAGTTCCTCCGGGGGTGTGGATCGGTGCTCGGTTGTTCCAGATCCATCGGCAACGGTCGTGTAGTTGGTACCCTGAGGTACCTCCATCCGGTTTGAAAGCGACCTTGTCACCTTGTACCAGATATGAAGCTTCAGAGAAGCCCACTCCCATCGGATCTTCGAAACACCACCCTATCCAGAACATCCTCATCCCTTGTCGGGGCAGCAAATCCGCTACCACCAACGGTGAGAAGTCGACTCCTAATCGGATGTCAGCATACACGTCGGTCATCAACACATCGTCATAATCGCCCCATAGCGCCATAGCGCCCCAATCATCACAATGAGGATAATTGGCATTCACGCCTCTCACTAGATCACCACTAACAACTTGTGGGAAATATTGTATCAATCTCACTCTGTCCCAAGACTTCCTATTGAGATATGACACAACTCCTCCTGTCCTAGAACTGGAGTAGTAATCA